TGCTGTTATATATAACTTATTTTGAATAACATATTGATTTAATTATATTTTCAATTAAGCCCGAAGTGCAAAAAAACTCAAAATAACTACACCAGTGACTACACCGTTCGGCGCACTGTATGAAACAACGTGGAACAAATAGGCACAAGAAATATAAAGGCGGGTAATTTTAAGGGGGCGTTGCTGTCGATATGGGGATTCCCATATCGGGAACCCTACCGGAATTTTTTTCCGGTTAACAGTTAATCAGGCTGGTGGGCTTTACCTGTTCGGTAGGTGTTATGATTATCGTAATACCTTTCCCTCAATGGGGTAAAAGCATCAACCGTAACGAAAGTCGTTATGGTTGCCGCCGATACCCCAAATTTGGGTATCACGAGTAAGCCCCAAAATCTGGGTGTTGCTCTTACTACCCAAACTACGGGTAGTTTCCGTAATTTCATGGTCGAGTTGCAGATCTGCAACTCCCCCATCAACCACAGGCGAATTTCCGCCTTCGGTCATTCCTTAATCATCTGCGTAATCATAATGATTATTCAGCCAGCGCAATTTTGCGCTTTGCTTTAAGTTCAACCAGTTACCGCCAGCTTCCCCCAATGGGGGATTGTGGAATAATCAACGGTTTAGGCCTTAATCATCTGCGTAAACATAAGTAATCATAATGATCATTCAGCCAGCGCAATTTTGAGCTTTGCTTTAATCTCAGTGAGTTACCGCCGCAACCGTTCCGGCTTCTTCCAGTGGTACGTGATTTTCTCCTTCTCCCGATACATCTCCACGCGGCGACGGTATGCCAGCAACTCAAGGACTCTGGTTCGTATGTTGCGCATATCCACGCCGTTAAGCTCAATACCATCACGGCGCATCACCTCAGCAACAACACGCGCATAATTTTCAGCGGTCACGCTGTCCGGTTGCGTGCCCTGTTCGTCATGCTGCTGGCTGATTCCGGTAACGCGGCGGATTAATCGCAGTAGTTCGGCTTCTGTCATTGTGCCCCCATCGTTCTGATAGCCTGGTGTCGTCGGGTCCTTCCTGGAATTATGGCCCGTTACGGGGCGGCGACCTCGCGGTTTTTATCTGTTTATGAAAATTTTCCGGCAAAAGTCAGATCCGTTCTTCTTCTCTGTAACAGACTGTTTAACAATGAAAATATTAAAAAAAGAAAGGATCTGACACGAGGCATTTTAGCCAGAAAATGCCATTATCAGATCCTTTCTCATTTTTGTTCAATAATTGCGCTTCTGTTACTTGCCTTTCTTCTGTAGCAACTTTTCCGGTACGTTTCCGGTTGTTTCTTTCAAGTAATCAGCCAGTATCTGTGGGAGGTTGTCGGCAACTCTGGCACTGGCATTACAGGCTTTAACCACTTCCCTTTTAAGCCTGTCCAGCATGGCGGGGGTAATCTGTGGGAAGCTCCTTTGCATAGTAAGCGGGAGGCTGTCCATGATTGATGAAATCTGACTCGCCAGCTTTGAAAGCGCGTACAGGCAAAACTCAGTATCAATCACGTCACCGCGATCGCGCTCGTTTTTAAGTTCCTGCGCCTCCGCCTGTGCTGTCAGTAATCTGATCCTGACTCGTAAGAGTTCATCATCATCAATATCGCCTTTGTCGTTTGTAAGCTGGCTAATTGCATTGTTAACCCTATTGTCTATCACGCTGGCAACATCATAAAACGCCTCACGGCCTTTACGTTCAACGGGAGTCACTCCCCACTTGTCGAACGCTGTCGCACTTACACGGCAGCTTTTCGCCATGTTTTTTTTGTTCATCAGGTGCGATTTCATTAATACACCAACTTAATTACTGCTTCAGGTTGGTGTATTGTTTGCATCTTTCCCTTTTCATTCATAAAGATAGAGCAAACAACAAAACCACCACCACCCCCCTGAAAAGGCTCATAAATAGCGAAAACGCGCGAGGTCGTCGCCCCGTAACGGGTCCATATGCCGGAAAGGACCCGTAAAAAAAGCCGGATTTCTCCGGCCTGTCTCAGATGGTTTTCAGTATGCGATCGATGTCGCCGTCATCGCCCGGGTTTCTGCCATCGTATGCCATGCCAGCTGATACGGCTTGCGGGCTGTGCATGTCCATAAAGTTTTCAAAGGCTGCGGTAAGCTCCGGCGCAACCTTCGGACGTTCCTGCTCTATGGTCATGCTAAGGATGCTTTTAGCCGTACCAACATCGATACAAGGCACGTTTGCCATTGCACGTAACAGCGGCTGATAGTCGCCAGATTCATCAAGCGCCATAATCGCATCAGCGCGCGGCTTGTCCTGCTCTTCCAGTTTGTTAAGTTGATATATGGCCTCGTAGGTTGATAACCCTCTGTCAGCCATTGCCCGCGCTTCGGCTTTAAATTTACTCGCCAGCGGTAGCGTCATGATGCTTTCATTCGTTGCCATCGTTCCCCCTGCTTATCGGGCCAGCGGCTGAACGGATACGCCAGACCCCGCAAAGGCAGCGCATTTTTTCGCGTCAGTGTCGGCGCTCTCAGGCCAGTTTACGGCAGCGATATTAAATATCCCCGTCTTGTAACACTGTGCTGATTTCTGCGTCGACGTGTCCACGGGGTACGAAGTCAGATAAACAGCCTTGCCAGATTCCTGACCATCCCACGGCTTAAACTCGCCATTGTCCGCCAGCATCAGCGGGGTAAATTCCTGAATAACGCCAGCATCAGCGGCAAAATGTACCAGCGTCGTGGCGACCTGCTGACTGCCTGCGAATAACTCAATGTATGGAGTGTCCATAGAATCCCCCGTTAACCAATTTTGACGGTAACAAATTTGCGAATATCTGCCGGTACCGGCTGCGGTGCGCTGTGTGTCTGCACGTACTCAATCGCCGGATCGCCGTCCTCAATCCAGTTTTTCGGGTAGTACATGTTTTGCGTTGCGCCCGTTCTGACCGCTTCCTGATCCATAATCGCACCATAGGCCACCAGGCCTTTATTGTTGGTGTTACCCAGGACCAGTAAATCAGGCTCAAGGAAATATTTTTCGGTGCCGTCGCTGTCAGCGTATTTGCCGGAATAGACGATAAGGGCAATATCGCCCAGATAGCCTTTAAAGCTCACCACTTCGCCCAGGTTTTTACAGGCCAGTTCTGCGGCGGATTCTGAACCACGGGAAAGATCGTACAGCTCACGGAATTTTTTAAAGCTGCGTAACGTGCGCCATACCTCAGCGCCCATAATCATGACGTTTGCGGGGCAACCAGCCTGATCTGCATAAAGCTCGATGTCATAGATTGGGTCGTGCATCTCTTTATCCTGCTCGGACCATTTTTTACCCTTGGCCTGCTCTATGATGCAGTTTTCCGGTATTTTCCAGTCTATTTCATAGCGTTCTATGCCTTCGCCCTCAATAATGTTTTTTCCGGTCGTTATCGCATTCACCGCCAGCCATTCCACGCGCGCTTTAATGGCGTTTACCTGGCGGCGCATGTTGCCAGTAATCAGGCGCATACGTCGGTAGGTAGGGTCGTTAAGCTGTGCCGGATCTTCTCCAGCCATGCGCATGATGGTTTTTGTTGGATCGATTTCGTGCTTTGGCTTCATGTAGCCAGGTTTAATCGTGCTGGTTTCGTATCCTTTATCGCGCTGTACCTGGCTGCCAACCATAGGCGAACAAAACGCCGACATGGTGACTTCTTCAATGTCCAGGGTATCCAGCATGATGTTTTGGGTGCTGAATGTCGCCACGTTCGGGAAAAACAGCGTGGTAAACAGCGGACTGAATTTAAATTCCGCAATATCCCCGCGATTCAGGTACGCAAAAAGCTGGTTAGTGTTAAGTGCCGTTGCTTTGCCTGCCATTATTCACCCCCATAATTTTTATGCATCCCAAGCGCCGCAAGTAAATAAGAGCGCACAAGTGAACCTATCGACGGCTCCGGCGTCATCAGCGGATCCAGTCCAGCCGCTACGCCAGCCTCATAGTTTTTTTTGTGGCGCTGCTTGAGCACCTCCACGATTTCGGGGCTTATGTACACGGTCACCCCGCCTTTTTTCTCTTCTGCCATAGTCAGAAATTCCTCTTTGACTAAAAAAATCATAACTGGATGTTCATCCAGTTATGATTATAATCATGATTGCATTTTGTGCAATGATGTTGAGTTGTGTTGCAAATTATGAAATTATTATCCCGATCATGTGTGTCAGTGCACCAAAAAAACCTCATATGCAAAAGCCCGATAAGTTTCCTCTGACCTTATCGGGCTTTTTTATCTGCCTGCAAAGATGTCGAACAAAAATTAACCACAACCATCATCTTTTTTGCATCAAAACAATTAAAAACAATAAATTACGCTCATGATGATGATGACGATAAAATCACAAAAATGCGCTTTTTTCCGCGCCGACCCGCCTCGTGGACAGGCCCCCCCGCCAGGAGTACCTACAAAAAAGCCGGATTTTCTCCGGCCATGATGTTCAGAAAGGAATATTGTCACCGTAGGGGTCATCGCCTCCAGCTGGTGGCTGATTACCCTGTGTGCCTGTGGTTTTGCGTCTGTTCCCGCCAGGACGTGCCGCACGGGCACTGATTACGCTGTCTGCAATAACCTGATAACCCTGCCGCGTTTCCCCGTTCTGTCCGGTCCACTGGCTTATCTGCATCACGCCAGATATGCTGGCAACGTCGCCTTTTTGATGTTTAGCCAGGAAGTCGGCCTGCTTACCAAATGCCATCACCGATAGCCATAACGTAGCCGTTCCGTCATCTGCCTGGCTGCACGGAAGGGGGACCGCCATACGCGCCAGCGTCATCGGTGTGCCCTTGCTGGTCTGTTTTACCTGCGGGTCGTCCACCAGCCGCCCGTAAGCGGCTATCTGTGCTGTCATGATTCCACCTCTCCGGTTTTAACGTTGATGGTTGTTACCTGTTCCGCTTCGGCAATCTCCCGTTCTGTCAGCGTGGCAAAGTTTGCCGCCGCTGTGGTCATGAATGCGCTTATCAGTTCGGGATGTTCCTTCGCGTATCCTTCCCGCGTGTGGCGGTCTATCGTTCTGATTGCCACCTTTAAGGTGTGCTCAGTCATGTCTAACGCTTTATATTTTGGCTCTGTTCTGTCTCTGCGAATTTTGGTCATTTGTCGCCCCTGATTCATGTTTTCGGCTGGCATGTTTGTTAAGTGATTTTGATGTATGCGCATTTATTTTCACCCCCTCGTTTAAAAAGTTTTTAGTTGTGCCTCCCCCCCTCTACCCATCTACCCGAATGCTCATCATGTCAGTAATGGCGCGGCTTTCAGCGGGTAGATAGCTTTTTGGGCTCCTCTACCTGCCGTCTACCCTGCTACCTGAAACTGATAAAATCAGGTAGAAGAGGTAGAGAGCTTTTATTAGCCTTCCACCTGGCCCTCTACCCACTTATCATGTTGAATAATATACGTTTATTTCATTCAGGTAGATGGGGTAGAGGGCTTTTACAAAAAATTATAAAAACGCGTCGCAATCGTCTGTTGTAATTGCGTTGGTCTGCGTTACTCCCTTAACTTTTCGCGTAATATATTCATGCCCGTAAACTTTCGCCGCTGGCTTCATGGCCTTGCTGAACTCAGCCACGTTTAGCGGTTTGCTCCTGCCTGCGTATGCCATAAACGCCAGATAGACGCGGTAAAGGCTGTTCCTGGTCGTGTACTTCACTGAATCACCACCGCCACCCATCATCAGGCCGCGCGCTTCCTCCAGAAAATTCAGGAACTGGCAAAACTCAATAACCGGATCCGTCTGTTGCTTTATCGCCAGTGCTTCATCTCCGTCACGCTGTTCCAGTAGTAAAGCCCGTGCCTTCTCAGGGTCGGTAAAGTTCGCCAGCAAGCGGCGGATAATAACGGGGATTTCAGCCGCGATCTTTTCCGGTAGTTCCCTGTCTTTTTCGGCCTCACTGACGATATTGTCGAAACGGAAAATCACGCGACGACGTGCCACACCTCCGGCCCGTTCGGTGAATATCATCGGGTTATTGTTGGTCGCCAGCACCACCGCCCTGATTACCGCCGTGAAACGCTTTTCATATTTCGGGTTTATTTCCACGGGGTCGCCGCCCGTGATTTTCTTGATGCCCGTTCCTTCGCCTGTATATTTCGGCTGGTCTGCCAGGACGATAAGACGACTCCCGACAACCTGCGCACGTCCACCAGCATCATCAAGCGATGTCATTTCAGCGCTTACCGTGTTCTGTTTCCCTGCCAGAAGGCTGGCTATGTGCGTGAATGTACTTTTACCGCTCCCGCCATCTCCTGTGGCCTCAATAAACATCTGCCAGTCGTACCGGTTCGCCATAATCATGTACAGCGCGGCACATATACGCATCATCTTGTGCGGGTCTTTTCCGGCTGCGTGCTCAAGCCATTTATGAAAGTTTGGCGCGTTGTCGCAAATGTTCTCCCCTGGTGCTGGTGGCGTGTACTCAATGCCGTTGTGCGTGGTGATCCAGTTCTCCGGCGTGTGCGGGGAAAATTCCCCCGTTTTCAGGTCAAGTGCACCATTGGCGAACGGCAACAAATCGCCGGACGGCTCGCCCATTGGTTCGGCAATAACTTTTAACGCTTCCACGGCGTTATTGATTACGCGTTTGCTGAAAGTGGCCCTGTGCTCTGAATAGATCGCCACCATTTCGCGGCTCAGCTCCATTGTGCTGACCGGACACCATACCCCGCCGCGCCATACGTGAACGATTTCACTTTCCGGATGCACACAAACGCCATCAAAGCGCTCGGCAAGCAGCTGCGCGCGCTCACTGTCTGCCATTTGTGCCAGTTGCGTATTTTTCTGCTCCGGCATGGTAAGCCCTGCGGCAATATTTTCACGCTCAGCATTCAGATAGCGCCGCCAGTTTTCACACTTCTGGACGTGCATTCCTTCGTGGTAAAAATTTGCGTCCTGAATATCTGCCGCCGCCAGCTTCTGACCAATCTTTTTGGTCTCCACTAAATCCAGTTCTCCGGCCTGGTACAGCCTTACGCGCTTTTTCCCATCCGGAACAATTTTCAGCGCATCAAGTTCGGCAAGCTGATTTGGCCCAAGCCACACAGGCGGCACATTATCGCCGGATGCGGGGCCATCCTGCTCCTGCCATTGTTTCGCGTGCGACCAGGCATCACTACCCGCAAAGATAATTACCTCTGTGTCTTTGTGTTTTATTCCGCGTGGCTGTTTTTTTACGTTCGGTGCCAGTTTCATTTTTTACCCCTGAATACGTTAAGCATCTTTTTTATTTCCTGAATATTGGCGCGTGCTTTCTCCCTGCTGGTGGGCACGTTACGCGGTACGGCCTGCACAAGAGAAAAATCACGGTCGAACTGATAAACAGGCATCACGCAATCATATTCGTAGCCTTCACGACGGTAAGTTACGCGCCGTTCCTCCACGCCCTTAATCATTACCGTGCCGCCGTACTGGTCGCGGTAAATATCACCGCGCATGAATTTAGTGCGAGTTTTGCCACTGGCAGTTAAGCCAGAATATTTAAGTTTCATTATTTTTATTCTCCGGTGTGGGGCGCGTTATTATTTTCGTGAATTGCCATTGCCTTATCCAGTTCATCAATAACAGGCGATAGTAATGTCTGAACGGCGGCAAGCATTAATGACGAAGATTCTTCTCCAGCTTCCGTTGCTTCAATTAATTTAATTAACAACACATTCATTTCGCGTGCTTTAATTAATGCGTTTTCAGAGTGGATTAATACTTCAAAAGGGATTTTATGCATCACAAATTTTCTCCCTTATTCTTTTAATGTCCTCATTAAGGATGTCTGTAACTTTTATCAGCGAGTTTTTGGCAATTATTTTTATTGTTTTAAGTTTTCTTTTGTCGTGCTCCGACTGTGATTTTCTCTCCATGCTCTCCACCATGTGGGTAACATCAACGAGCGCACGTATCAGTATTTGCATTGCTTCTTCTGCTGCGTCCGGTGTGGTTTTATTGTGCATAGGTTTCCCCCTGGCGAATACGGGCGGCAAATACAGCAACACAACCGGACGGGCAACGGCTACGCGCTTCGCGTTCCGTCCAGGCGGTTACGTGGATGATTTGAGATTCTCCGGCACTCAGTGCCAGAAAACGCCACACAAAGGCCGTTTGTGTGTGTGCTAGTCGTGGGGTATGATTTACGGCAACCATAAATTTACCTCTCTATAGTGTTTGTGGTTAGACGCCCTGCATGTGTTCCAGCACTGTGGGGCGTTGTTTTTTTGGTGCAAGTCACCTTGAAATCTAGGTTACTTTTAGGTGACTTGCACTTCAAGTCTTTTTTTATTTTTTTTTCTCCGTATACTGAACACCACCTAACAGTAAGGAGAACAGAGATGCCAACAGGTACAACCAACAACAAGTCACAACAAAAAACTGCTAGAGTACCTCTAGACGTTTTAAGCGAAATGAATTTGGTAAAAGAAGAAAACGAAACAGACGCACAATTTATCGTTACTGCCATGCGCGGCGAAATCAAACGCCGCCAGCGTCGCAAGGCCAAAGAATC